ATCTCTAAGGAGTTGGTTGGCAAATGTGGGCATTGGTTAGATGATGCTTTGGATGTGGGTTGGTCTAGGTCGCATATATCTAAATTGGATTATGTGATGTGGCGTGAATCTAGGTGTATGCCTAGTGTATTTAACCCAACCGACCCAAATGGCGGCTCTAGAGGTTTGCTGCAAATTAACCAGTTTTGGTGTTTACCTAGTAGATACTTTCCTAGTGGTTGGTTGCAGTCTCAGGGTGTTTTGGATTCGTGTGCACAGTTATCTAATCCTGTAATCAATTTGCGTGCTGCTTTGGCTATTTTTGAGTATTCTGAAGAACGAAACAATAATGGTTGGCAGCCTTGGGGTAAGTAGTGGAATTATCTGAACTGTTAAATGAAAAAGAGTGGCGTTTGTGTCGTGGTCCTGAGAGTGCCAGCATTGATGAGCAGTTGGCGGCTTTTGTTTATTTTTGTGAAAACTATTGGTTTATTAAACATCCTGAGCGTGCCCGTATTCTTTTCAAATTGCGTGAAGCGCAAATAGATTCTGTTCGTACTTGGCTTGACTCTAGGTATTCAGTAGTTCTTAAGGCTCGTCAGATTGGGTTTTCTACTTTGGCTGCTGCTTATGCGTTTTGGCTAACATTTTTTTGGTCTGACCGTTTTGTGGTTATGTTGTCACGCACGGAGCGTGAAGCGATGAAGTTGTTGTCTAAAAGTAAGTATGGTTACAAATTTTTGCCGTATTGGATGAAAGAAAAAGGTCCTAAGCAGGTTACTGAGCATCAGTTGAAGATGGTGTTTGATAATGAGTCTGCTGTTGAGTCTTTGCCGTCAGGTAATGACCCTGCTCGTGGTGAGTCGGTGTATTTAGTTATTGTGGACGAGATGGCTTTCTTACCTAACCCTGAGGAGGCGTGGGCTTCTATTGAACCTATTGCGGATGTTGGTGGTCGTGTCATTTGTTTGTCCACCGCTAACGGTTCAGGCAACTTTTTTCACAGTTTGTGGGTTGGTTCACAGACTGGGGCTAATCAGTTTGTTGGCATCTTTTTTCCTTGGTCTGCTGGTGACCGTGACGATGATTGGTATGCGGTTAAGGAAAAGAATATGGTTTCTTGGCAGTTGCATCAAGAGTATCCACGCTTCCCTGAGGAAGCGTTTATTAAGTCAGGTAACCCTGTTTTTGATATAGATTTGTTAAATACTTTTGAAACCGTTGAGGCTGAGGTTGGGTTTTTGCATGCGTATTCTAATAATGTTGTTGAGTTTCGTCCTACTGAGAATGGCAACTTTTCTGTTTGGGAGTTTCCTGACCCTGAGGCTGTTTATGTGATTGGTTCGGATGTTGCGGAAGGTTTGCAACATGGTGACTATAGTTCTGCCCATATTATTAACGCCACTTATGGTTATGTTGTTGCGCATTGGCATGGACATGTTGAGCCAGATATTTTTGGTGAAATGTTGGCTCAAATGGGTTGGTGGTATAACACGGCGTTGTTGGGTATTGAGTCCAATAATCATGGTTTGACTACCCTTAAGGCTGCACAGAATTTGGGTTACCGTAATCTTTATAAGCAACGCCGTTTATCTAAGGTTACGCCTCAGGCTACGGATACTTTGGGTTGGCGTACTACTGTTTCTAGTAAACCGTTGGCTATTGACGAGTTGGCTGGTGCTTTGCGTACCAGTTCACTAGAGGTGTATTGTGGTAAAACTATTGCTGAGTTGAAAACTTTTGTTCGCAAGGCGAACGGCAAGATGGCTGGTAGTCCTTATGATGACCGTACTATTAGTTTGGCTATCGCTAATCAGATGTTGAAGTATGTGTGGTTGCCTGAGTATCGGGGTAATTCTGTGGTTCCTAAAAACAGTTTGTTGTGGTGGGAAAAGCATTTGATGAGTAATCAGTCGTCTAACAAGGTGCCTATTGGTGCTCATAATGTTCGGGATGGTGCTTTACGCTAGTTTTGGGAACAGAACTAGTATGTTTGTATGGATATTCAATGCGAATCGTGTCAAAAAAACTTTATTGCTGACGAAATGCCTAGACGGGGGGCTGTTTGCTTTAGTTGCCATGTCCGTAGTGTCCGTTTGGGGTTTACTTACGGTAAAGAGGATTTTCATGGTCCTACGGTTCGTGAACGGCAACGGAAACAAGTTGAGGATGCCGCTATTCACGGCATCAACGCTGAACCTGTAACTAACTGGATGTAATGTGGAAGCCGTAATTGTTCCTATTGTGGTCGCTTTGATTACGGGTCCAGTTGTGGTTTTGATAAGTATGATGCGTAAAGAAAACACTGAGCAGCACTCAGAAGCAAGACAGTTGTTAAAGCAGGTTGCTAGCAAGGTGGACAAGGTTGGTAGTAAGTTAGATGAACATATTGGCTGGCACAAAGGTAAGGACAAATAATGGCACGGAAACCAACATCAGAGTACCTTAAGCAATATAAACAGAAACTAGAGTTCTCTAAGCGTTGGCGTAAAAACGATGGTTATGACGCTACTTGGAAGCGTTTAACTGACCTATATAAGGGTCGTCATTATGAGCATTATAGTGACGAGGACCGTTTGTTGATTAACATTGTGTTTTCTACTGTCAATGTTATTGCGCCTAGTATTGCTATTAATTATCCGAAGATTGTTGTTAATGCGGTTAAACCCGAAAATTCTCCTAATGCAATTATTGCTGAAGCGGTTGTGAACTATTGGTGGAGGCATCGTGATATTAAAACGGAGTTCCGCCGTGCGGTCAAAGATTTCATTATGTACGGTCATGGTTGGATTAAGGTTGGTTACCGTTTCGTTGAAGAGGAAATGGTTGGTGAAGATGGCGATGTTTCTGACCCGATTGAAGGCGGAGAATCTACTACTAATTCTGTTATTTTAGAGGACTCACCGTTCGCTGAACGGGTGTCCCCAATGGATGTGTTTGTTGATGCTGATGCAACAAGTATGGGTGATATGCGTTGGATTGCTCAACGCATTCGCCGTCCTTTGAGTGAAGTTAAATCAGATAAACGCTATAACAAGACAGCCCGTGAGGCTGTGAGCATTATGGCTGTTAGCCGTTATTCGGATGACCCTAGCCGCCGTAAGGTACACGATAAGAATGCTGGTTATGCGGAAATTTGGGAATATTACGATATTGCCAACAAAACGATGTGTGTGTTCGCTGAGGACGGTGAACAGTTTTTGGTTAAACCGATAAAGATGCCGTATTCTTTCGGTCATCCGTTTGTCATGTTACGCAATTATGATGTGCCAGATACTTTCTATCCAATTGGTGAACTTGAGGCTATTGAGCCGCTACAAAAAGAGTTGAACGAAACCCGTACACAGATGATGAATCATCGTAAACGGTTTGCACGCAAATATCTATACAAGGAATCGGCGTTTGACCAGTTAGGTCGTACCGCTTTGGAATCCGAAGAAGATAATGTGATGGTTCCTGTTATTACGGATGAGCCGTTGCCGAATGTGATGATGGCTTTGCCAGCAACGATTACGCCACCAGAGTTTTATAATCAGTCCAATATGATTATTAGTGACATTGACCGTATTTCTGGTGTGTCAGAGTTTATGCGTGGTGCTTCTACCGAGATTCGCCGTACTGCTACTGAGTCGTCCTTGCTGCAGGATGCCGCCAATGCGAGAACGGCTGACAAGTTGGCTACGGTTGAACAGTCTGTGGCACAGGTCGCTAGACGGCTTGTGGCTTTGACACAGCAGTTTATGACTGGTGAGCAGGTTGCCCGCATTACCGCTAAAAACGGTGAGCAGGTTTGGGTTACTTATGACCGTGAATATCTTGAAGGCGATTTTGATTTTGAAGTTGAGGCTGGTTCCACTCAACCGCAAAACGAGTCGTTTCGCCGTCAGATGGCGTTGCAGATGGTTGATGCTATGGCACCGTTTGCAAGTATGGGTGTTATTGATATGCGTAAACTTGCTGCTCATGTGTTGCAGTTTGGTTTTGGTGTGAAATCACCTGAACAGTTTATGGCTGCCCCACAACAGGCTGCGGGTGCGCCTATGGGCGCACCTGAGGGCGCTGGTGCTCCTCAAGGAATGCCGTTACCTCCTCAACCTGAACTTGGTGCAGAGACAATGGGGCAACCTCCAGCCCTCTAGGGAACAGCCTATTCTATTGATGAGAGCAACCATTTTTTACGGACTCTTGGAGAAATATAATGAGCGATGAAATCGCAACACAGGAAAACATGGACCCCAATTTTGGGACAACCGAAGATGTTGGAATGGAAACGCAAGTTTCTGATACGCCATATTTGGAGACAGAAAACTACGCTAATCATGTAGTTAAAGTCAAATTAGATGGTGAGGAACTACAAGTTCCGTTGTCGGAAGCGCTTGCTGGTTATCAACGACAGGCTGATTACACTCGTAAGACGCAGGAGTTGGCAGAGCAACGCAGTCAAATGCAGTATGCTGCCACTATTCAAGCGGCTTTGGAGCGTGACCCTGAGGCGACTATTGACCTACTTGCTAGGCATTATAACATTAGTCGTTCGCAGGCTGCCGCTGTTGCTGATGAGGTTGATGATTTTCAGTCACTTGACCCGCAGGAACAGAAAATGCGTGAACTGGACAAGCGGGTTGCATCTTTTGAAGAGTATCAATCCCAGTTGGAGGTTGAGAAAGAAGTTCAAAGGCTTCAGCAGCGTTACAGCGATTTTGATGTTCCGACTGTTGTTCAAACCGCTTTGCGGCTTGGCACAACCGATTTAGAGGGAACATATAAGCAACTTATGTTTGACAAACTTATGGCACAACAAAACATTCAAAAACAGGCTGAAGCAAAGAAGCAACAAACCGAGAAATCGGTTGTTGATGCTAAGCGTCAGGCTGCTGTTGTTGCTGGTGGGTCTAATCCTGCTAGTACAACTACTGAGTCTGTTGAGGCTATTACCAATATTCGTGATGCTTGGGCTGCTGCTAAACGGCAACTTGGTGCAGAACTATAATTTTCATTACAAACAACTTTAGGAGAAATTAAAATGGCAAATAGCAACTTTGATGCGCTGCTCACTACAACGCTCGCAAATTATCGTGACCAACTTACGGACAACATTTTCACGGCTCGTCCGCTGACTTACATGTTGAACGAAAAGGGTCGCATCCGTATGCTTAATGGTGGTACAAAAATTGTTGAACCACTTGTTTATGCAACAAACGACACAATCGGTTCATACTCAGGTTATGACACGATTTCATTGACACCACAAACTGGTATCTCGGCTGCTGAATACGATTGGAAGCAATATGCTGGCTCAATCTCAATCAGCGGTATTGAAGAAGCCAAGAACAACGGTGAGCAAGAAATCATCAACTTGTTGGAAGCCAAAATCATGCAGGCTGAGGAATCAATGCGTGAAGGTTTCAACACAATGTTCTACGGTGATGGAACTGGTAACAGCGGTAAAGACTGGAACGGCTTGGGTAACCTTGTTGAGTCAGGTAACACTGTTGGTAACATCAACTCATCAACATACAGTTACTGGGCATCATATGAGGAGAACACAAGCACCGCTTTGACTCTTGCTCAAATGAACACTGCTTACAACACAATTTCTGTTGGCAACGACCACCCAGATGTGGTTTTGGCAACACAAACATTGTACGAAAAGTATGAGGCTTTGTTGCAACCGAACCTTCGTTACACAGACACCAAGACTGCAGATGCTGGTTTCCAGAACCTGTTGTTCAAGGCTAGTCCTGTAATGTACGATGTGGCTGCGCCTGCAGGCACAATGTTCTTCTTGAACACCAAGTACCTCACACTTGTCGGTCACTCGGCTAAGTGGTTCCAACAGACAGAGTTTGTTCGTCCAGAAGATTTGGATGCACGCTACGCTTTGATTATGTGCTACGGTAACCTCACGGTCCGTAACCGTAAGAAGCAAGGCAAACTTACCGCTAAGACCGCTTAATTAACAACAACAAAACTAGGAGAAAATACAATGCCATTAAAAGGTAACGACACAGACGGTGCGGTAACACGCAAGCGTATTGAAAACTATATTGCAGCAGACGAAAAGGTTACAGCAGTAGCCATCACCGATGCAGCAACACCAACAGCAGCACAACTACTTACTAGTAAGTTGTTTGTTGCGACACCAACACAAGACACAACCTTCACCCTGCCAACAGCCGCACTTGTGCTCGCTGCTTTGACAGATGAAGCAGTTGGAACTTCGTTTGAGTTCACAATCGTGAACCTTGCAAGTTCTTTTGAGATTGTTGTTACAACCGCAACTGGTTGGACAATCACTGGTGGTGGACTGATGACAGTATTTGATGGTACTTCAGCAACATTCCTTGCTGTTGTAACTTCAACATCAACAGCACAGTTGTACCGCAAAGGTTCTGGCGGCGCAGTTAAATAATCCATAATGGTTTGGGTGGGGGATAAAAGCCCCCACCCAACACATTCATTTTTAGGAGTTGATTATGCCAGTTAAGTACCGTATTTTGTCCTCGCATGCTGATGCCAAGCCGAAGGCTGGCACCAAAACATCTGACTACCCTAAGGGTAAGGGCAGCAAGTCCAAAGGTAAGTCTGTTAAGAAGGGGTACTAATGCCTAAGATTCCAAATCCGTTTGATAAACCAAAAAAGAAAATGGTGAAAACAGGGTATGCGTATGCAGTACGCAAAGGTCCTAAGGCTGGTGTTGATACTCGCCCAAATGAGCGTGAACCGAAGCGTGTTGCCCCTAGGCAGCGTATGCCGAAAGAATTAATGCCAATGCCACCAAAGCGTGGTATTCGTCCTATGCCAAAACCAATGCCAAAGAAGCCAAAAAGAAAACCATAATCGTGTCTGGTAAACCTCGTAAAGCATTTGATGGCATTGCCCGTCCTAAAGGCATTATAGATGACATTGTGGGACCGCTTGCTAAAGCGGCTTCAAAGAAGGCTATGTCCCCTAAGGTTGAACAACAGGTTGCTCGTAGCATGACGAAGCGCCGTGCTATGGCTAAGACAGAGAAGATGGCTAAGAATTATTATGGCAAAAAGTAATGGCTAAAGATAAAGGCGATTTTCTAAAAGACCTATTAAAAAAGGTTGTAAACAAAGCCATGAAAGATGGTGCCCCTAGGTTGGTTAATAAGCCGCCACGACCTACGGCTGCTCAGCGTGCCGCTAAGCGTGCCGCACGAGGTCCATCGTTGTCCCCTGAGCAACGCCAAAAAGGCACACAACAATTGATGCGTGAATATGACCGCAAACTTAAAGCGATAGAAGTAAATGAGCGTCTTGCAAAAAAAGATTCTAATTTGTTGGCTATCCGAGAAAAACGGGGTAATCCTGTTACAAAAAAACAGATTCGTGACGCTAAAGGTGCCGATAAAGGTTTGAAAAAGAATATGCCCAAAAAAGTTCAGAGTGATGCTAAAAAACCTGAAAACAAGTTGGTTGGCGAGGCTGCTCAGCGTGCAGCACGCAAAGAAGCATACAAGGCTAAGGGCGGCAAGAACTCGCCTGAGAACATTGCGAAGCGTCAGCAAAAGCGTGCTGAGATGCGCAACAAAAACAACAAAAAGAAATAATCCATTATGGCTAAGCAGCCTAAGGGTCGTAAAGTTAGCAAGGTTAAAAGCGGTTTTGACCTTGATGATTTGTTGGAGTTTTTAGGTAAGTCCACTGGTCAAATTAAGGGTAGTGGTCGTGCAAGTTATGGTTCGGCAGCGAACGCTGCCGCTACTAAAGCCGTAGGTAAACTTGGTCCTAAGTTAGTTCGTGAAGCGGATTCTTGGACTACTGGCGGTTTGGGTTCTTTGGGTTATGATTTGGCTACTGGTAAACCTATGACTGCTGGTACTGTTGCCAGTAATGCTGGTTGGGGTGCATTAAATTTTTTGCCTACGGGCAAACTTGCTAAAGTTGGTGGTCCAGCATATAAAACTGCTAGGTCGGCAACTGAGGCGGCTAAACAGTTGCGTCTGTTAAATATGATATTGGGTGGCGAATAAAACCTATATTTGGGAACAGATACGGCATTTGTGATGACTACAAACGCCCAATCTCAAGCAGTTCCGTTCCAATCTTATTATGGGACTAAAGTTACTGGATACCGTTTAGCCCACACCGATGGCGCTCGGCAAGCGCCTGCTAGTGGACCTTATTTGGGTCGTGAAGGTAAATGTGCTGCTAACGAGGACACCTGTGAGGGGTTTGCTATTAAGGATTCAGAGTTTTGTGCGGGACATAACCGTAAGGTTGGGAAAACTAAGAAGGTTTCATAATGGGGTATGTAGCCCAGACCGCTGCCACGCTTCGTGGGTTTGTCCGTGATATCACGGATTTGGATACTGCGGATTTGCCAGACAGTTTGTTGAATATGTATATTCGTGACGGATATTATCGCATATTGGACCTTGAGAAGCGTTGGAAGTTTTTGGAGGAAACTTTTACTTTTAACACGGTAATAAATCAGCGTGCTTATACGGTTGCCAATTTTACGGCTGACCCTATTCGTGAAGTTATTTCCATTGTAGACAACACCGCTATTGGCACCCGTTTGGATATGGTCGGTCATGATATGGCTGAGGAAACCTATGTGGGTACTTACGATATTTCGGGTAATCCTTTGTTTTATTCTGTTTGGGATTCTCAAATTCATTTGTATCCGAAACCGAACGATGTTCGGACTTTAACTTGTCGTGGTTATCGTGAGCCTACTGATTGGGTTACTGCTGGTGGTAATGTTGATGCGTCTAAGAATTTGCATTTGCCATTGGTGTATTATGCGTGCAGCCGTATTTATCAGCGTCTTGAGGATACTGGTATGTCGGCTGAGTATAAGCGTGCTTTTGATGAGGGCGTTGCGTTGGCACGAAACGCCGAAATGAAACCAGTTAGTCACGCCCATTTGATATTGGCGCATGGACAAACTCGTGGCAGACCAACCTTTAAGGGTTGGATG